CCTGCACCGACGATAAACCAATTGGTAATACCGAGTGCAGATGTCTGAGGACGCAAAAGGCGCGCCCCCACTGGAGAAATCCAGTGCAGATAGCCGAAAAAAGTCGACTAGCAGCACGACGGATGTCCCGAGGATGTATAATCAACGTTCATTGGGAGTCCAAGCCGCCGCCCGAGCGAACCAGCAAAATGCCGGTAAGCTCGTGGCAACCCTGGTGAGGCAGGCGCTGCTGCGCAAGCCTTGCCAGACCGCTGAAAAGTCAGCGGTTGTCTCACAATTAGTGGAGTCTCTCGTGTGGCCCTTCGTGACCCGTCTGTCTAGTACAGATCGGATGGCGAATGTGAGGGCCGCGTGGGGGAAGAGCAAGCGTAAATTGTTTTCAAAACCTCCTGAAGGACTAGCATTGTGGCTGTCCGATAAGGAGTTTCTGCAAATTGGCAAGTCTATTGACCACCTGGTCTTTGTGATTGACAAGTATGCCGATGAAGAAAACCGCGAGCAGAACTTTTTGAAGTTCCATCTCGACACGATTCTTTTCAAAGGGTTTGCCGATCCGACCGGAATGGCACCTCCGAGAGACGCGTGGAACGTTGATCGTTTGTTTGTGGGTTGGATGAACAGATTCGTCTCCCGCTGCATTGCGCGTAAGGACATCTCCTTTCTGTACTCCCTTCAAAAAGGGACGAAAAAGGGTTGGCCTGCGCAGGGCCCGTTTAAACTCGCTGCTGCTTACAAGAAGCATGCTGAGCGGTTTTCTACGGACCATGGGCGGATTGAGAGCGAGGACTTGAAACTGATGATAATTCAGTGTTCTTACCTCGTCTTTCATGGCATCGAAAAGGAGCCAAAGACGAAATTCATCCCGAGAGGTTCGGCATGTGGTCAGTTCGGGCGCCGCGATGGCGGTGCTCTTGAGCTGTTTGAACCATACCAATTCCCCTCCCCACAGGAAGAGAAGGATGTGGGCAAGTTGCGCGCATTGAATGTCACCTTGGAGGAGTGGCGGTCTCGTGAATTTGACCGTTGCTACAAGCAGGTGGAGCGCGTTGCTGCCCTTCATCAGGGACTTTGTGATCCTGATGACCCACGTTTGGCACCTTGCCAGTGGGAGATCAAGAAGAGTGCAATGGCCGACGAGGCACGTCAGGCACACCGCGAGGCACGAGATTACTGGATTGATTTATATCTCTCCGGGAAACCGTTGCAAGACCAACCGATGATTGGATCTCGTGGTAAGCCGCTTCGCGACCGTTCCGGAGAAGTCA